AGATGAAAGAACTTCATTATATGAAGCATCTTTTACTTCTGGAGTTGGAATAACCACAATATTCTCTGGATATCCTCTCACATTTGATGCTATTAAGTGTAATGTTGAAGTAAGTGTGGGTTCTTCTAAAGCTTTACATCAAATAACGGCAATACATGATGGAAGTAATGCATATTTACAACAATCTCAATTCCTAGCAAATAATTATGATTCTGTACTAGGATTAGGAACTTTTAGTGCTACACATACTCCAAGTGATTTTATTGTCAAATTCCACCCTGAAGATACTACTGGAATTACAAGTATTAAAACTTTTAATCAAGTGTTCTATAGAGGTATAGACGATGATAATATTCCCAATGAATTAGAATATGGAAATATTGTAGAAACTTCTGAATTTAAATTTTATAATTCAATTAATGGAGATAGGATTAATAGAAAGCAGTTTGATTTAAAATATAAAAATATTGATATATTTAAAAAATCATTTAATCCATCGACTACTATTGTCTCATCAGCCAACACTGGAATTGGATATAGTGCATTTAGTGTTGAAGATCATTTCTTTAGAACTGGTGAAGAATTGATCTATACTCCTAAGTCTACATTTGTTGGGGTTGGTTCAACTCCAATGCAATATACTATTGATGGTTCTTCAATTGGTATATTGACATCTAGAGTTTTTGCAATAAGACATGATGATAACGAATTTGGAATTGCAACAACTAAGGCACATGCAGATAGTGGAATAGGAATTACTGTTACTTCTTTTGGAGAAGGAAATGCACATACACTTGAAATGGTTAAGTCTAATGAAAAAGCATTAATGGCTATTGATGGTATTGTTCAAACTCCAATATCTAATACACGTATTACACATACTATAGCTAATAATGCTGCACCTGGAATAACAACTGACCAAACTATTTTTGCTCTTAGTGGAATTTCATCTGTAAGTATTATAAACATTCTTAAAGTTGAAGATGAATATATGAGGGTTGATAATGTTGGAGTTGGAACATTAGCAATAGGACCCATAACTCCCGGAGAAGGAAACTTCAAACTAGTAAGTGTTGAAAGAGGATCGGTTGGTAGTTCTGCTACTGCTCATGCAAATGGAACACTTGTAGAACTTTATAAAGGAAACTACAATATAGTTGATAGTAAGGTCAATTTCATTGAAGCACCTAGAGGCAATCCTCAAGGTGAGGATAGAAATGGACTACCTTTCTCAAGATCCATATTTAATGGTAGAGTCTACTTTAGAAATAATTACACAACAAATGTGATCTATGATAATATTTCTGATCAATTTACAGGAATAAAATCAGACTTTACTTTGACGGTTGATGGTCAAGATACTGTGGGTATTGGAACAAGTGGTGGACAAGGTGTTTTATTCATTAATGGAATATTCCAAACACCAGAAACTGATAATAATCCTCAACAAAATTATCAAATTATTGAAGATGAAATTTCTGGTGTATCAACAGTTAAATTCACTGGGATGTATGTCAATGACATTGAGCAAGATTTTATTAGTGAATCTGATGTAAACGTAAATCAAATACCCAGAGGTGGATTACCTATATCCGTAGGATCTACTGCAGGACTTGGATATGCTCCACTAATAGGTGCTAATCTTCGTCCTGTAGTCGCAGGAGGTTCCATAGTAGATGTTGTTGGTGTGGCTACCACAGGTGCATCTCTCAGCATTCAAAACGCAGTATATAATAATGTAACCGGAATTTTATCTGTAACTACAACAACAGATCACGGACTTAGGTTTGATGATCAAAGTAAAGATCAGGTAAGACTAGTTGGTTTGTCATTTACATGCAATTCTGGTTCAGGAACTGTTGTTTATCCTACTGGTGGAGAAAAAGAATATTCACTGATAAGTACGCCAAGTTCTAAGGTATTTGTGGTTAATGCAGGAATTAGTACATTAATTCACTATTATGTTGGGGGAGGATCTGCTATTCCATTCTTCCCAGATTTAAGTTTTGGATCTGGATATAATGGAATTGTTTCTGTATCTGTTGCAGTTACAGAAACCGGACATAGTGGAAATGCTGCAGTCATAACGGGAGCACCTGTAGGATTTAATACGCATAGATTTATTAGTGCCACTTCAGGAATTCAAAAATCAGGAAGTCCTGCAATTCAACCAGCATCTGGAACTACATATAATCCTTCAACTGGAATCTTATCAGTTTTTGCAGCATCTCATGGATTATCTACTAATGACCTTGTAACAATTGAAGATGGATCTTTGGTATTTTCATGTGCTCAAGATAGTTTCCAGACTTTACATCCATATCCAAGAAGCACTGATTATGTATCAGGTATTTCTACTTCTGTTACTAAAGTAAATGATGATGTATTTACAGTCTTTGTTGGAACATCTCCCGCACATGGTGGAGGAGCATTGGAATTTAATATTTCTAATGGTGGAACAGGTTATACCAATCCAACGATATTTGTTTCGGAACCATCTTATGAAAATCTTTCTATAGTAGGTATTTCTAGAAGAGCGGATGGACCTACCACCGACACTGGAGTAGGATTGAAAATTGATGCAAAAACAACTCCAAGTTCTGATTATACAGGAATAGGATCAGAATTATTTGAAGTATCAGAATTTGAAGTCAGTACTCCTGGATATGGATTTTTCCCTGGTGATAAATTTAAAGCAGTTGGATTAGTTACTTCCAGATTTATAGAATCATTAATAAAAGAATTTGAAATGGAAGTAACGGAAACATTTACAGATCAATTTGCATTATGGCAATTTGGTGAATTTGATTATATTGATTCTATTGCACCATTACAAACTGGATTTAGAACTAGATTCCCATTAAAATATGAAAACGAAATAATCAGTGTTGAAGCAAATGAGGCTTTTGATGTTGAACTAAATCCAATTCTTCTTATCTTTAGAAATAGAGTTATTCAAGAACCCGGAAAAACATATGAATTTATTGGTGGAACAACTGTTAACTTTAAAGTTGCACCAAGACCTGAGGATGATATACATATTTTCTTCTATAAAGGAACTGACGGTGAAGACTCTTCTATTATAGAAGCTCCACCAAGACCAATCGAAATCGGTGATGAAGTACAAGTTATGGGACAACCGAATCAAGATAATAGATTAGTTTCTGAATTTACACAAGCAGATACTGTAAGAACAAATCCATATAGAGGTGATGGAATAACAGATGACTTTGAACCAGTTGAAGTTACAAGACAGAAGTATGACTTATTCATTGATGGTGAAATTATTGACAAATCAAGAATTCTTTTGGAACCAAGAATTAATCCAGCAGCAAAAATTATCTCAGATTTTACTACTACTGATACACAATTCTTCATAGATAGTATTGGATCATTATTTAATTATGAATCTGATAGTACCCCAATTACTATTAGAATTTCTCCAGAATCCATAAATCAAACTCCTGCAGAAATAACAGCAACAGTTTCTCCTCAAGGAACAATATCAAACTTGACAATTAGTAATGGTGGATCCGAATATACATCAGTACCAACTGTTAGAATACAAGCACCTCCTTCACAAATAGGTGTTGGTGTCGGAACTGTTGCTACTGCAACAGTTAATATAACTAATGGTTCAGTTAATGAAATTACAATTACAAATCCTGGTTTAGGATATTCCCAATCCAATCCACCACAAGTAATTGTATCAAGACCTGAGATAGAAACAGACATAGTTACAGGTATCACGTCTGTTAAAGGAAATACGGGAATTGTCACCGGAATAGAATTTACCAGATTAGATGGAAATAAAGCTATCAAATTTACTTTGACTCTTGATTCAGATCAACAAACATTTGATACAACTAATGTGTTTATACCAGGTAATCCAATTTTTATCTATGATACTGAAGTTGGAAATGGTATAATTTCCATAAATGAAAATGATTCTGAAGTAGTTGGTATTGGAACTACATGTGTAGATAATATCTACATTATTAAAGAATTCAGTACTACAGGTATTTCACCCAATCCTGTCATAGGCATTATTACGTGTAGAATTGATTCTGGAACTGACCCAACAAGTATTAATGAAGATGCAATTGTTGGATATTCGACAAATCCTATCGGAAAATTCTCTGTAGGAATTTTAACTGGTGCAGATATTAAGAGATCTGATTCACCAATATCTATCGGTGTTACAGGATTCTCGGTTAATTCTGGATTGTCATCCTTCCCAATAGTGCAAAGAGTTGGTGGAGATGCAACTTTCTTCAATACAGGAGCAATTACCAAATAGTCCTTATAAATATCTAAAAAACTATTAATATGTCCGCCGTAGTAACAGAACAATTTAGAATTGGTAATGCAACAAGTTTTATAGAATCCGTTTTAAACGATAATAATTCTTACTATGTATTTTTAGGATTACCAAATCCTACAGTAGCGGGATTTGGCAGGACTGATACATCTGATAATTGGCCTTTAGCACCTATTGACAATTTGAGTTATCAAACAAACTATAGAGATACTATGTTGTTTGGTAAAAAAATAAATGCGGCAAATATTAGAAGGGTTGTAAAAAGACATACTTGGATTAGCAATAATAGATATGACATGTATCGGCATGACTACAGTGCCGTTAATTTAGCTCCTAATTCAAAAACTACTAATTTATATCGATCAAATTACTATATTATAAACAGTGATTTTCAGGTTTATATTTGTCTTGATAATGGATCAACAGGAGATCCTGAAAGTTCTACTGCAAAAGGTAATAGATCTTTAATAGAACCTAATTTTACTGATGTAGAACCAGTAACTCAATCTGATGGATATACTTGGAAATATCTATTTACTGTTTCTCCTAGTGATGTTATAAAATTTGATTCAACTGAATATGTTGTACTACCAAATGATTGGGGCACTACTACAAATTCTGAAATAAAATCTGTTAGGGAATCTGGAAATTCTGAAGTTAATAAAAATCAAATAAAAAAAGTATATGTAGAAAATGCCGGATCGGCAGGTGGTTATATATCTTCTGGAGATGATCCTCATATAGTAAATATTTTGGGAGATGGGACCGGAGGAAAAGTTAGTATAACAGTTTCAAATACAGGGATAATAGAATCTGTAAAAGTTGTATCTGGAGGATCTGGATATACATATGGTATTGTTGATTTGGGTCCAATACAAACATCTGATGACAATAGTTTAGCCTTAGGAAAATTAATTCCTATAATACCCCCATCAAAAGGACAT